AGTAGGAAATGGCTAATCTTAGTTATACAAATACACCATTAATAGCACACTTATATGACACAGCGGATGCAGCTATGGCTGCCGCAGCTGATCTTGGGTGTTCTGGTTATAGAACTTATAATATTAATGGTGAAAATAAATATGTACCTTGTGCATCCTTTTTGGCGTATGAGCAAGCATTAAGATATTACAAAAGCCAAGGAGTTAATAACCAGATTTCTGGATCTGGTAATATCGGGGATAAAGCGGTTGGTTTACAATTTGCTAACGCAAATGATGAAATCGCTGGTGATCCATTTTTTACTTTAGGTAATTTTTCATTAAACACATCAGTAACCAAAAAAGGTGTATCTGGTAAAAATTTAACACTTTCTAGCGGTAATAAGTCATATACAGCTGAAAGTATTAATAAATTAAACCCAGCTAAAAACACAACACAAAGTGCTATTGACCAGGTTAACAAAAAGATTAATGATAATCTAACTGTTAGAGTACTTTTTAATAAAAAGAAATTACAAAATTATGTTTTATACGCTCCGATGAAGGAGACTATTAAAAACACGATTATCGAAATAACCCAAAAATATCCAGCTGGTCTTAAATTAAATGTTATTGGTATTCTAACACCAACGGTGTCTGAATATAATTATTCAACAAATAAAGATACGGCCCAATTTAAAATCAATCTAAGTAATATATTCAATCCATTCGAAATTGAATATACAACATCTGGTTCGACAAAAAGTGATGATGTTAATATAACACCTTTGAGAAACTTTTCTAAAACATATACAGATTATGTTATTTACTATAAAGGGGTTGAATATAAGATATTAAACGCTACATTACCTAGTTCATATAATGATAATGATAACGGGATTTACGTAACTGTAGAAGGTAACCCGTTCATTAATGAAGTTAATAATGATAAAACTGTTAATAGAACATTTTGGGTAAAACCAAAAATGCAAAAATATGATGAATTCCAAACAAACTTATCTGACATGGGTCAGTTTTTGTTGGATTATGATTACGATAAGAAAAAATATGTTAGTGTAATTCGTTACAAAAAATTTACGGATCTCGGTGTTGAGTTAAATATGAATGAAACATTATTATTTCCTCAATATGATGAGGTTAATATCGATTTATTCAGTGATGCGTTTGATAAATATTTAACTAAATTAAACGGTATATCGGATGACTTTGACGCAACAAAAACAAATTTAATCTCAAGATTCTTAACAACAGATTCTTTAAAAGAATTTGACACTGATGACAGGAGAATAAATTTAATGTTTGGACTTATCGGTAAGAATTTTGATACCATTAAAAAATATGTTGATGGTATAACATTCATGACTAATCTTAGTTACGATAAAATAGAAAACATACCCGACTTATTGGTTAAGAACTATGGTAATATGCTTGGTTTTGAGACCTATAATGTTGAAGATGAGAATACGCTAATTGAATCATTGTTTGATATTAAAGACCTAAGGGTTGAACCTGGTTATAAACCAGTTGATATCGATATTGAACTATGGCGTAGAATTTTTATAAACTCATATCATCTTTGGAAATCAAAAGGTACTAGAAAATCAATCGAATTTATCTTAAATCTAGTTGGTTTACCAGATTCAATTTTTGAGGTTAATGAGTACGTTTATGTCGCTAGAGATAAAGTTGATTATACTCAGAAGGCGTATGATTTGTATAAATCTAACTACAGTGATAATATCCTATTAACATTGGTCCCTTTCGATAAAGATGGTTACCCAACAGTACCACCAAGAGTTAAATACCAAGAATATGGTTTTAGTATCGCTAATGATGGTAAAAATTTCGGACCTTATGATTTCGGTACATCATATATCAGAGCTTACGAGGTTCAAAGTAACGTCCACATCTTTAATATGGATAGGGTAGCTGATAATGTAAAATCTTGGGTTTATTCTGAGAAACAAGTTCTTAGATTATCTGAGGATAGTATTGGGTATACCGAATATTATGAAGATGATTCTAGGTTAGTTGTAAACTCTAAAGAATTAGAGGTTTATATCTCGTCAGATAAAATATTTGATTTTACGATGTATAGATATCTAAATAGAAATAGCGTTGGTTTGAATACCGATCTGACGTTTAGAGCTGTACCTAGTATAAATGTTGGTAATTTAACTTTTAATCAATTCCTACAGAAGTCGATGGATAATTACATCAAACCTGATAATAGAAAAACGATTAAAACATATCCAACCCTAACTAAAATATATTATGATTACCTAGCATCAACTGGTAATCCTGTTACAAACACAAAAAGTTTAGAGTTTTTAAATAAATTTGATTCTTCATGGGTTAAATTAGTACAACAATTTACACCAGCAACAACAATATTAAACGCTGGTAAGAAAATACAAAATAGTAAGTTCTTAGATAACAAATTTGTATATAAACACGGTTTAAATAACAAAGTTAATTGGTTAGGTACTGATGGTTCTGAGTTCCAGGATTTAGCGAAAAGACCAGTTAACCAAGGTACTACCAACCCATTTGACACGATCGGTGTTAAAAAATTACCCCATGTTGGTGAATCGTCTAGTTTCACATTAGTTGGTAACAAAGGTAAGAACTACACAGGTTATGACCCAACTATCAACGAGTATTTTGGTTTCTACTATAATATTGAAGATGCTTGTAGTAGTGTTGAGATTTATAGATGGGATGAGAATGAGGACTATGGTGATGATGCTATTTATGGTGGTAATATAAATACTGGTTCTGGTGACAGAAAGGGTGTATACGTAACGTATGATAATAATCTTTACAGATTAAATACTAATAATATTTATACATCTGGTTATACGATTAACACCGCTTTAAGTACATATACCGATGCGAATCTTTTATTAAGTAATACCTATGATACCGAAACAATTACATTACCAAATGGCCCAGGTAATTATTTGGTTGAATTTGCTCTTTCTGGCCAAGATGATTTAAAAATATATGATGGTCTTGTATCTGGTATTGAATTAGATGGTATTAGTGGTCCTATCACTGGTTCGGTATTCTATTCAGAAATTTTAACATTCACAACTGATACGGTTACTTTCTGGAACATGCTAAATTACCCCAATGATATCACACTTAAAAACTTATCAGTTGGTCTATTAAGTAATAAGCCAAATGCGTTTAATGTATATGATTTAATACCGTTGAATACTGATGCTAGTTTGGTTACGTTTAAGGATAGTACACCAACTACCATATCAACAATAGAAAGAAATTATTATATTGAGGCGGTTTCAATTGGCCACGCTTATTTAGCTGCTAATATTGATTACGTTTGCCCTGTACCTAAACCACATACTTGTTACTATAACTATAGTGGTTTAACTATTAACATGGCAACTGCTGGTATTACAGATTATTATGATGAAACTGGTCAGTATTTAACGATTGAACAATCAAAATACTATGGTTATTCTAAAAACACAGCTACAACAGAACCAGATGACGCAATTTACGGTAAATCAGGTGATTGGGTTGTACCTTTTAGAAAATCAAATAGCTGGATAAACGGTGTTGTGTATTATGCTGGTGACGTTGTTACCAAATCTTCGGTTAACTATTTAGTTACTGGGGCTACTGTAACAGGTTACACAGTTTCTGGTGTACCATCTGGTACAACCGCAACAACTATTGTACCTGGGATGTATCAAGCGTATTTAAATCGAGTTAAAACAGATCCGTATATGCATATCGATTCAGCATATATCAAAAAACTAAGAGTTAACCCGTTTAGTGATATCGTTTCGATTAATCTAACTAAAAACCTTTACCTATACCAAGTTTACAGTGGTTCAACACAAACTGAAACTTATAAGGTTGTTAATAATGTTCTAAATGATGAGCTTTATATTAGTGAATCATCTAGTTTAACTTTTGATGGTTTTTATTCTTTAGATGAGACTAAAATCGGTCCGTTCTATACAGCTAATACTGATGAAATTTTAGTAAATACTTTAATTGATGAATTAGAACTTTCACCTGATAAGGATAACTACATAGATATCAAGTCACTGAATGATAATTTTAACGTTAATAATAATAGTATTAGTTTATCAGATGGTTATTATTTAGTAAAACAAAACGGTTTCTTAAAATTTGAATCAGATTTATATTTTGAATCCGAGTTTGTTATACAACAAGATCTTACCATAAAACTTTTAGATCAGTTTGGGACCATTTACCATGAAGAACTATTCACATTTAGTGGTGGTGATACTAGCCAAGATAGAGTTGCGAATGTCAGCTTTGAAGGGGTTTTTGCTGTTGATACCAGACTTTATTTAGTCGTTAACCCACAAACATATGGGTGTACGTTAAAAAGATATGAGATACTGGATTACGATTATCTGAACCCAACAACTTATTCACCAATAGATGATCCTAGATTTAGGGTTTATTTCAATGGTGGTAGATCGCTTATTGACGGACATTATACTGATGACCTATTATCTATAGAACCAATTGGTGATAACGTAAATTTTCAGGTAGAGCACAATATATTTAAAACAGATACTACTTTAGACACATATAAATTTAGACCTAGACCAAGTATAAGTCAATCATATGATGAAGCTAATGCTTTTGGTTTGATCTATGGTAAGTTCTATGAAAAATTCAAAACAGCTAGCACTATTGGTGATGTAACTGTGTATGAAAAAGGTTTTAATAACGATAAATTAGATTTTGAGTTAATGGTTAGATCAAAAGATGCACCATCTTTATTACCAGAAGACCAATCACAAAATGGTATTAAAAAATCATATACAATAACGTCAACTAATAATTATATAGGTAATACCCCACAGGAAGCTGATAATATGGGTATAACTAAAAATATTATTATTGGTAAAACACCAAAACCTAGGTTAAAAACTTTAAATAAACAAGATTTCCCATTCTTGAGATATCTTAAAAATGAAACTGTTATTAACAGTACCGCTTCTACAATTGATTTTATTGGTTATGATAGCGGACTCACTGATTATGATTTATTTAGTTATACTGGTGATACGATTAATAACTTAATTTCAAAAACAAGATATCAAAATACTATAGGTTATTGG